CACCGGTACGTGGAACGGCACCAACAAAAGCATCACGCTGAACGCCTTGAACGAGGCAATCGCCGTCTACTTCGATTCGGCCGGTAACGGCACCATCCTGGTCAATGTTGGTTCTGTCGCCGTTGCGTATGCCATGCTATTTCACCTTAGACTTTCCAACTGTTGCAGGCTTCTCGAGCAAGACAACGATACCCCGCTGCGCCAGTTCACCGGCTGCCGCTTCTGGCAGGTCGACCGTTTCCCCAGTTTGGTAGTAGCGTTCTTCCGTCAATTTGCCTCGATAATCCTGCAACAGTTGTACTCTCATGCTCACCCGCTCAGTGCGACAGAACCAACATTGACCAGGATGGTGCCGTTACCGGCCGAATCGAAGTAGACGGCGATTGCCTCGTTCAAGGCGTTCAGCGTGATGATTTTGTTGGTGCCGTTCCACGTACCGGTGGTGATAGTGACGGTGTGAGCCGCCGTCCCAGTGGCACTGGTATCCTTCACGATGAACAGACCCGGGTGATTCAACGTGCTTGCAATCGTCGCAGCAATGATGGTTGATGCGTGGTTCAGTTCGAGCGATTGCACGCCCGCCGTCACTGCCGCCGTCGCTGTCAATTCCTGCACACGAGCCGACACATCCGCCGCACGGTTGATTTCGGTAGCCGTGGCTGCCAGATCCGCAATGTCCGCTACAAGAGCGTCGCCGCTCCTGAGATTCAGGTTGCCAGATGTACTCATGGTTACACCGTCAAGTTGTAGCTGATTGCAGCCGCTTCGGTGTCTCGGTTGATGAGGCCAAACCGCATCAAGGCGACGATTTCCGTCGAATCAGCCGCAGGAATGCGGGTTGTCTCGATGGTCATGCGCCGCTTGTACCCAAACCGCCATTGGTCCCAGCGCACGGCCAAGATGCTGCCGGTCGTGCCGTTGGTCGGGGTGGCCCCATCGACCTTGCCGCTCGCCAACGCCAAGCGGGTTGTGGCCGCCTTGTGCATGTGGTGAGAGATGTAGATCGGGTAGCCGTAGACCGCCGACAGGAAGCCGTTTTCGATGGTGGCTGCGCTGAAGATGTCTTTGCTCTTCACGTCAGCCAGTTCTAACGCCTTGAAGTGGACCGCACTGCCGATGATGAACCCAGTCTTGTTCTTGTCAGCGTTAACGCCGCCGACACCCATGAGCTTCAGGGTCTCGAGGAAGTCAGTGGAGGCCAGCACACCGCCGTCGCGACTGTTGGCCGTGTTGGTCACCAGCGCCAGCTTGCGGAACCCGTCGACCGTCATGAAGTACTCGAGGCCGCCCGGCGTGCCAACGATGTAGTTGATGTTGGTCGTGGCGCCGGCCGCCGTGTCACCGTCAATGACAGCCGCTTCCAAGTATTCTGCACCGGAGGTGATGAGTTGGCGCCGCAGTTCCGACACGAACGGAACCATCGAATCTTCTTCCATTTCGCCAGTCCAGATGACACGGGCGCCCAACTTGGCGAGAGTCATGGTCGAGGAAGCCGTGCCAAGGCGGGAAGCCGTCACGGTGTTCGTGGCGATGCCACCCGGATTGCTTGACATGGCGGTCGCCTGTGCGACTTTGTACCAGATCGGGTCAGTGGATTCCAGAGGCATCACAATCGACTCGGCGCCCTGGGGCACTTCGATGGTCGGCAGCATCGACACGATCTGTGTTGCTTGGCGAATCGATTCCCACAAGACACCCGAATACGCCACGCCTACCCATTCATCACCGTAGCTGGAGAGAGTCGAGTAGTTCAGTTCATTCGCCTTCAATCCACGGCTTTTGAACGACTTGGCAGCGATAGACAGGGGTTCACTCTTGCCAGTCTCGGCAGATTCAAGGCGCATGGCCAAAGCCTTGTACGCATCAGCCGAGGCGCCCGCCTTGGAGCGGCCGATGGTCTTGGCAGATTGCAGCGTTTCAATCATCAGCGCCAAGTCACCCGTTTCCACGTTGTCATACTTGCGGGTCTCGCTCGTGATGACAGCCGGTGCGGCGGTCTGGAATCCAGCCGGGTTGACGGCAGGCTGCGCAGCCATAAGAGCCTTCAGTTCTGCAATCTGTGCAGAAAGGGCGGTGAGTTCTTCAGACATGATAGCTTTTTCCTCTGTCGGAATGTCCGACACGATAGGTTGTTCGGTAGTTGTATCTGTCACGACTGCGGGTGCCGTGGATTGCTCCACCTGTGGCACTGCCGCCTCGGTCGTTTCATTCTGTTCTGTGTCTGCCATGCTCTTGATACGCTCCACACCTAGTGTGCGTGGCTCGGCAGGCGTTGGCGTCAATGACCATTCAATGACCGGCCATTGGGTAATTGACTTGGCTTCTCTGCGCACCAGGTGAGGCACGCTGCCAGATGACCAACCGATAACGCCCCGGTTGATGAGTTCCAACACGGCGTCAACGTAATCTTCGGAACGTTTCAGTTCCGCCTCTACCCATAGCCCGGTTTCGTCTGCGGTGACAGATTTCACCGTGCCGATTACGTGCGAGACCTTGGCACTCATGGTGTGGTCATAGCAGACCGGTTTGACAGGCACAAGGCCCAACATGTAGTCGGTTGACTTCGTGAAGGTATCCCCTTCCAGGTCTGCCCCGCCGAAGATGACGCCGTAGCCGGCAACGGTTGCGGTGTCTGCAGTCAATGACTTGACGGTTACTAGTTGATTCATGATTTACTCCAAAGCCCGGTTGATAACTCGTTGAAAATCCGCAACGATACCGGCCTTGTACTTCTCGACTGCACCCTTATCAGTGAGCCACCGTCGCCGGTGGACACCTGCCTGAAACTGGTAGTTCTGCACGAATGGCGCATAGCTGGCATTGTTGCCGACCACGCCATAGATACCATCTGGCTGTGTGTAGATTCGATGTGTCCATTTGCTACCCAACTTCTCACTCTTCGGCCCGCCCCGAACGTAGGTACTGTTGGGACGGGCGGGAGGATACTCTTGTAGCGCCTGCTGAATCTCTGCCAGCCCACGTTCCATTGGTGCCCGCAGGAGGTTGGTAGCGTTGAACCGCCCCAACTTCTGCATGAGTTGGTCTACCCCTTCGATGCGTACTGATACATCCATGGTCAACGCTCCACAACCGGGGCAATCCAACACCGGCAACGGGGATGTGCAGGCGGTGTGATACCGTCGAATGTGCCACCCATGGCAGTTCTCTTGCCGTGAAGAGGCCCGCAGGTTGGGCAGACTCGCTCATCTCTTGCGGTGCGCCATTCCATCTTTTTAATAGCACCGCTACCACGGAAGCTGGCGACCTGCCCCTCATAGAACGCCCGGGTTGTTTCGGTCGAGGCAATCATGGCTGCTCGTGGTCCGCTGTAGATGCTTGCCAGTTCCCCGGCTAGTTCTTCTAGTGGTTTGCCCGCCTCGATAAACCGTGCCACCGCACGAGCCACAACGTCACGCCCTGTGGATTCAATGCCGGTGATGAGTTCGTAGCTGTAGTTTCTAGCCCACTCTAGCGCCTCATCTAGCACCATCGTGTAATCAAAGGAGATGCCAACCTGTTCGAGCAGGTCAAGCGAGACATTGACACCGAGCGATACACTGTCGTATAGCGCCGCCTTCAGCCGCTTCTCCATGGCATCAGTCATGCGCCATTGTTTGTGTATCCAGTCTGCCGCAATTGCCGGGTCTTTCCATTCGCCGTAGCCTTGCGGGTACAGCGTTTCGATCATTTCGTTGAAACCTTCCCGCAAGTTCTTTTCGGTGCGCCGTTCCAGTGCGTCACGGATAGCCCGCTCTGCCTCATCGTCATCAGGATCTAACTGCAGTACCATCGCCTTCATGGCCCGGTAGTTGTCAACGCCCTCACCCTGCCAGTCAATAACCGGGTACGCTTTGACAGCCTCGTCATGGTTGCCGCTACACTGGCCGATGGCGTGTAGCTTTTCTTCGTGGCTCAGTAGATCCGACACAAACTTGGCAACGTCGGGATTAGCCCGTTTGGCCGCCCACCGCTTTAACCTGTCCACCTCTGCCCGCTTGGCGTCTATGTCATCCTCAGTGCCGCTATCTTCTGGATCAGCGGAAGCGGGCAGGGTGGGGGTATCTGTTCCCGGCAGTGCAGTGGAGGTTGCGATGGGTTCCGGGTCAAGATCAATGTATTCAATGCCCTCTGGTAGGGTGATGCCCAACAATTGCGCAGCCACCGATGGCTTCAACCCACTGCCAGTGTAGGCAGCAAAGGCGGCCGCTCGGCTGTTTTCATCCTCTTGGAATATTCCCATGGCTTCCGGTCGGAATACCAGAGACAAACCAATAGGCGTCAAAAGCTGCTCATTGATGGTGCGTGCCACCAGGTCAGCCTCTGGGATAATCGTCAACTCATAGAAGTTTCGCCGATCAGCCTGGGCGGTTGCATAGTTGGCTGCGTTGGCAAGCAACAGGGAGAGAGGTATACCCAAGGCTGTCCCAACGTCTTGCCGCTTTTCCTCTGTCAATGGCACATTGCCCAGGTCGCCAACACCGTCACCGATCACAACGGGTTTGATTGCTGCGTTCACTACCTCTGCGGCGAATGCGTTGCGGATACCGCCCACCGCCTTCTGCCACCAACCCTTCAACTTGGCTCGGTCGGCTTCACTGGGCGGCGGCCCATCATAGGTCAGCAGCGTGGCACGGATAGCGCCCCGGTCGAAGTAAGCCTTGGTGTAGGCGTCCATTGAAAACAGGACGCCCGCCGCATTCGCAGCGTTGGCAGCCGGAGATGTGCGTGGCGTGGTCTCGTGTACGCCTTTGGCCCAAAAGTACACGATTTCATCGGGCATAAACCGGGTTCGAGTATCCACAATAGACCGCTCGAAGTGAGTCAACCCATTGCGGGTATCCCACACTGCCGTCATGGTGTCGGGCGATAGAAAGCGCAGCCCGAGTACCCGCATTCGGTTACGCTCTTTCAGGAGGAAGCCGGTAGAAGATACGGTTAGGCTGGCTTCAATCCGGTGTAGCACTTCGGGCAGATTCGCCAACCACTTCAGGTCATCAGGCGGAAGGGCATCGTCACTTGTCCACACGTCGGCATCGCTCTTGTTGCGGATACTCCAAGGCAACGAGGCCAGTGCGTCTGCACGCATGGCGATACCACGAGAGAGGAATGGTACAAACCCGGCAAGCGTAGCCAAAGACAGCCGAGTGCCATCTTCGCTGCTCCAACCTGGTCGCCATTCCGACAATGGCACGTTTTTGATTCCGTCGAAGTATTCAACAGTCATTGAGCTCAGGAATCCACCAACAATTGAATCTTGTCAGTCCATCACACATACCGCTACAGCGCCCGCCGGGCAGCCGCTTCCACCTGCTGGCGCGCTGCCGCAATCCACGAGGTGAACAGCGAGTCTTCCGCCGTCCCGCTCACGCGGGCATCGAGCTTGCATTCGGTTGCCGTTACCGGCTCCTCGGCAGGGTTTGTGATCGCCCGAACGGTCATTGCGTTTCCTTGTTTTCCATCGGCTGACAATTACCTCTTGTCAGTCGTCACATCTCTACAGCGCCTGCATCCGAGTGGTTAATGCCACGATATTTGCCGCTACCGTGGCCGGGTTGTCGCTGTAGATGGCTACGGCTGTGACAGTTATAGCGGAATAACTGAGAATAGTGCCATCCCAGTTACGCGCTCCAATTGCTAGCGGCGCTGAGGCTGTGACCGCTACGCCAGCCAGCGCAATGTCAATTACGCCAT